TGTAGAACTTGAATGACCTGGTGTATGTTTAATATACCCATTTGCAATAGTCCATTTATCCTCTGTACCGTCTCCTAATTTCCAATCTGTAGCTGTTGAAAAATCACCATTAGTTATTAACTCAGGATCTATTTCACAATCACTATGTAGTATTTTAACTCTGCTGTTTATTAAAAACAAATAATTAGTAGGTAGATCAAAGTCTTCATAATCCGCATAAACATCAGGAGTTAATACATCATCTGTATAATCTAATACAGTAAGTACACGTAAATCGTCAATACGTTTTTGTGTACCGTAATACCCTGATTGTTTTGGATCTGATTTTGACCAAAAGCGTTGTTTTATAAAACGCTCTTGCATTTTATTTAAAGCAAAGTCCAATTCCTCTGGTAAAAAAGTATCAAAGGAATTAGAACCTACTTTTTGTAGACCTTGCTCTACAGCAAAATGCATTTCTGCTACCGTCATAATTAACTAAAAGTTTTCAGACGCGCTTTTAAGGTAGTTAATACATCAGAGTTTTTCTTGTCTTTTATAAACAAGATAGCTTCTTCTATAGAGTCTCCTAAAGACACATCTCCATTTAATATAGTGTTACCTACTTTACGTAGTACTTCTCTTGTAATACAATCGTTAATGAAAGCTTGATGCTCTAAGTTTTTGTCTGTAGCATAACCAAGGAACTGTGTAGGATCAGCTTCTACTTCTCCTTCTAGTGTAATTTCCTTTTGTGCCTCATCCATTGTCTTAGGCTCATACCCATAAACTTGTAATAATTGATCCATCTTGGATACATTAGCGGTTACCTTTATAAACTCTTTGTAAGCTTCTTTTCTTTTCGTAACTCCAGCGAGTTTTTTGATTTTCTCAATTTTGGTATCATAGATAAAATACTTATAACCTCTATTAGATTTCATTTCTTTTTCATCCTGCGCTACGTAAGGGTGCGCACATGCGAATTTCCATCTTATGTAATCCATTAAATTTAATGGTTCTCCATTATCATCTGTTCCTACTTCTAAATCTGTTCCTGTAGATTCAATAGTAACAGTCATGTTATGGAAATATTTTTTTACCTCTTTCATAAAATTAATGTCAGATGCGTCGACACCAATTATTTGAGGCATATATTTTTTTTGTTCTGCAAAAGTTAAACCCGTTTGGGAATCTCCATTGCTAGAAAAAGTGGAACCTATTTTTCGTTTTGCTTCTGCATAAACGTGTTCCGGTAAATTTGTTGCGTTAGCTTTTCGTTTTAAAACTACTTTTCTTGAACTCATGATTTTATTTTCTATGTTAAACAAAACAGTAAAGGGGGAGCTTTATAACTCCCCCTGACTGCTTATAAATTTATGATTTTACACATTCTAAGTGTAGACAGTTTGTAGCTCGTCTAATTGCGATACCACATTCTTTCATAAAGTGAACTGATGCACCATCAACGTCGTTAGCTCTTAAAGAGTTACCGCTGTTGAATCCTGGAGGTACTGAAGCACCTGCAACTGCCCATCTTACTAATTCTCTACCTTTTCTAGACACCATCTGTACGTTGGTTTCACCGTCGTAAGTTGACATGTCTAAGAAAATCATTCTGTAAGATTCCATTGGTAATCCAGTCACTGGGTGTTTTGGACTATTCAATGCTCTTGCACCATGATCAAATAAAGGTAAGTGTCTCACTGTTACTGTGTGACCATCAATATGTCTGTATGAAGTAAAGAAACCTCCTAATTGCAATGTTGAACCTGACCCTGTAACAAAGTTAGAAGGATCTGTGTTCTTGATATAAGTACCAGAACTTAGTTCAGATTTCATTGCGTTATCGAATTCTTCCATACCACCTAAACCTGTAAACAATACAATGTTCATGTCTTGAGCATCAGAAGCACCATATAATGCGTCTCTTACTACAGACTTGATTTTTGTAGCTGTTAATGTAGAGTAAGTATCTACGTTAGGAATTTGCTCTAATACACCAGAACCAAGTGGAATTGGTTTTCCGTTGTCGTCTTTCATGTGAATAACACCTTCAGAAGATCTGTTGTATTTAGAATACCAAAGAGCGTATTCAGTTTCTTCTTTCCATCTTAGCATGTGCTGATATTCTTCGAAGTCATACCATAAAGCAGTTTTTCTACCGTCTACGTTAAATTCAAAGTTTACAACTCTATCAGGAGCATTACCTTCATAACGGTAAGACTTTCTGATAAGAGAAATCTGGTTTCTCATTTTAGATGGAGCAACCCAGTTGCTTTCGTTACCAACTGATCCAGAGATCGCTGTTGGCGCGAATAATTGTACCCAGTTTTTACCAGCTACGTCAGATGCTCCGATTGAATCGCTTTCATCTGCAGTAACTAATTGTAGAGTATAAACCCACTGTCCACTTGCGTTTTCATATGGATCATCCATTACTCTTGCCTGGATTCCGTTTTCACTTTCAATAATGTATTGTTTGATAAACCACTTGCTATCAAATGCTACTTTAAATCGTGTGTAATTTGCACCTGTTCCAGAAACTAATGCACTGGATCTAACTGCTTTGTTTAGTCTACCCATTACTGGATAATCGTACTCAATGTCGTTGATATACTTTACTGAACCAGTTCCTTCAGTAAGAAAAGAAAGAGGAAACCTCTTGTCTTCTTTTCCTGCCAAGTGAGTGATCACAGGTGAAAGTACATCAGGCTGAGTTAGAAGAGCACTCGCTAACGAGTTCTCATCTGTCATTCCTTCTGCGTTGAAGAAATCTTCGTATAAACGAAGTCTTTTTGCGTTGTCTGCTGCCATGATAAATAAATATTAAAGATTAAAAATTAAAAAATTTGCGTTTACCCTAATAGCTTGTCTAAAGTTGGAATATTAGGTCGTCCATTACTAGACTTGTTATATCCTCCTTTATTGCCCTTCATTCTTCTAGAAGCAGTTGGTTTGCTTGATTTTAATTTAGCCTTCAAACTTGCCGCTTGCTTTGTATTTACTTTGGCGCTTACTAACTTTGAGATATCAAGACCCTTATACATAAGGTACTCCATTGCTAATATGGATTCTTGATCTAACTTTTCTCTATCTATAAGTCGTTGGCTTCTACCTTTGTTATCAACTGGTGTTGCCATCCAACTATAAAATCTCTTTTTGTCGCTCTCTGGAATTGTAAAGTCTCTTAGTCTACCTTTGTTAATGATAGTTCCAATCTGACCCCAAGTCTCTTGAGTCTGTCTTGCATTTTCTTGAGCCTGCTCTTGTTGCTTTTTTACTAAACTTTCCTTTTCTTTGATTTGATGAGCTGCTAATTTCTTAACTGCTCTTTCTGAATTTTTGAGTAAGAGCCCAGCGTCTTCATAATCTTGAATTGTTTCTGAAATTTCCTCTGGCTCAAATCCCTGCATTTGCATAAAGTTTTCTACTACCTTACGCTGCATTCCTTTGTCTTCTTTGCTTAATTGCAGTTTACCGAAATCTATTTCTTTAGCTGCTACTTTAAAGAACTTATCTGGATCTCCTCCAGATACTCTGTAATTTAAATATTCCTGAATATCAGGAAATGATTGAAACACAGATGCAAATTGCTCCTCTGCAATTTTTTCTGCCATAGCTTTAGTTAAACCTGCTATGCCGTCGTAGTCATCTTCGAACTCTCCCTCTACATCATATCCTAATCTTTCTTTAAGAGTAGATATAATACTAGCTTCTGTTTCTTCTGTTTCAGTATCTGCTTCTAATGCATCTGCAGCTTCTTGCAAATCATCATTAGGAGCTGGTGCTTCTGTGTCATCCTCTTGAATTTCTTCTGAGGTTTCTTCTGCAGTTTCTTCAACTGTTTCATCAGTTGTTGGAGTTTCAGTTTCTACGGTTTCTGGTGTTTCTTCTGTAGTTTCTGCTGCCGGTGCTGGTTGATCATCTAAAAGTGCGCTAACACTAATCTTGGATAAATCTAAATTGTCTTCTTTACTCATGTCAAAAATAATTAAATTATACTAAATTTCAATACATAAACATTTCTATACTTGATGTGTTTATATAGAGTCTTTTTATGTTTGTTTCTTACTTAATGCCTTCTTCTGAAGGTCTAATTTTTTGTTTTCAAGGCGTTCTTTTGATTGCATTTCTCTTTCTTTCTGTGATAGTTTCTCTCTTTCGATTCTAACTTTCTCAAGATCTACTGCATCATTAATGCCATTGTTATTCATATCCTGGTCTACAGTCTTCGCTGCTATCTCAAGTTCTTTAACTTCGATTTTGTTATCTCTGTCTAATTGATTTTGATTAGCTTCAAAATCTTGAGCTGCTTGCGCGGCTGCCGCCTGAGCTTCAAGTTGTTGTGATTGCATTTGTTGAGCCTGTTGTTGTTGAGCTTGTTGTATTGCTTTCTCAGCAGCATCAACTTCATTAAGCTTCTCTTTAATTTGTGCAAAGTTGCTAGAGTCTAATATCTCTGCAATTGTACCAGGTTGTGATCCATTTTGTGCAAATGATAATGTAAGCTGTTTAAGCTGTTGTATTTTATCATTTTCAATAGAGTTGTTCTTAACAAACACTCCGTACTCAGCTTCTTGGAATAACTCAGCATCTATATCTAATATAGCTTCTCTGTAGTCTCCGGTAATGTATTGTGTTTTCTTACCGTCTTTCCAAGCAACTTTAGATGTATCTAAGAGACCATTAAACTCTCTTTCTACATATTTATCGAAACGTCTAAACAATTCTTCCGTCATTACAGAGCTTTGGAAGACCGCTCTTTCTGTGGCTCCAATACCATCAGATGCTTGCACTTGTCCTTTTCTCTGTCTAGAGATACCAATAAGTTCTTCCCACTCTTGTTTAACAGACTGAAGCAATTGAAACTGAGCGGCTATATACTGTCCTAAACTCATGTCCAATACTTGGAATTGATTAAACGTAACAGCTTCCCCTCTTTTACCTTCTGCTGTAGAATCAATAAAAGCGTATCCCATCGCGTCTGCGTAGTACATAAACTTTTCTTCATCCCAACCATGTCTTTTAGGAATTGTGTTCATTTCCATTAACATGATTTTATCTTTATTCTTAGCAATAGAAAGTTCTAGTCTATAGTGGAAGATATTATATAAGATTTGGTAGGGTACCCCCATCGAAACGACTGATATTTGATCTGAATGTCGATTAGAGTAGATACGACCGTTATAAGGGAGTTTACAAACGGACAAGTTTGACATTTCGTTTCTTTGTACTTGATGAGGACGAATATTAACAAAGATATCTCCGTCTATTCTATACCCTTCCCAAACCTGATTAACCCAATAATATTCTATAGACTCTTCTGCGTCAGAATCTATTTTGTATTTTTCGTCTACTATCATTTGCTGCTCTTGTCCTACCTCATCGTAATAAGTTAAGATACCAATTCTAGCAAATGACTTCCATACTACATGTAGTACTTCTGCAAACCTTTCTGTATCCATAGATCTAGAATCACGATTAAACGGTGATAATACACCATTCATCGTTTTACCACTAGGATTTTCCAGTCTATCTATTTCATCTGGTTTTAGTACATCATAAAAAGAATCAACAATAGCATTTACACTCATTAACTTTCTTCTGATTGCCCAATCACCATCTTCAATAAATTGAATGTCAGGAGATTTTTCATAATCAAGATCAAGTGGAGATACTATTTCATATTCTACCTCATTCATGCAAATGTCTTTATATGAATAGACTTCACCAGAAACTAGCCAGTCAAAGAACCCCATTTGTAAATGATCTGGAAGTTCTAGTTTATCTATCATATAATCCAAGGCTTCTTGTCCCATAATAGCTCTTGCATCTTTGTAGTTTGTAAGAATTTCTTCTTTTAACTCTTCTAATGGCATCTGCTCTTGTGAAGGTTCCCCGGTTTGCATACCCATTTCATTTAGTTCATTAATGAACTTCTGTTCTAGGTATTTTTTTAGTTCTTGT